AAAAATGGAGAATTCGGGTAAAAGTATAACACTAGCGTCTTTTGTTTATTTAGATAAAATTGACAGCTTCAAAAAATACCTTTTTAATAGGTTTGGTATAGATAATGATAAGATATTTCAATATACCTGTGATGAAAAAAACAAAAAGATTCTTACGTATAGGATTTTTATTAAAGAAGACCAAAAGGTTAATATAGACTCCTTTTTCCCCACAACAATAATTACACATAAAAAGGGAGAGTGTTTTTATACTATAAACGCATTAAATTTATTAATTGAAAGTCTTAGTGATTCTGAATCTGGTAATATTAATTATAAAGATTTTAAAATCGATTGGGATAATTACCAGAATAAAATAATCATTGTTAGAAAAGGAGAATTAAAAATAATGGACATAAAACGTGATTTTTCTGAATAATTTTATATTTATATTTAAAGAAGTATTATGGATAATATAGACGACACAAAAGAAAAAGAAGTTCTTAAGAAAAAACTAGACAGTTTTTTGGATGTCAATGAAACTGAAGAAAAAGAATGTGTAGGAGAAGAATGTTTAATCAATGACGGTAAAGAAATCGTTGAGAGAGTGAATAAAGTTTACAAGACTAATGATGGTAGACAATTATTAATGTAATAGAAATGAATAAGAAAAAATTATTAGCTGAAGAATTAAAAAGACACCTACAATTATTGGAGTATACTTTTTATGTTCCCGAAGAAACAAATAAAGAAGAAGAAGCTGATTTATTGTTCGATGGTATTTTGAGTGAGCAAGATCCTGTTGGTGATGAAACAGAAGGTGAAGAAGCAATAGAAGATCCATTCGCAGCTGATACGGCAACACCAGAAGGTGATGCTGGTACTGAAGATCCATTCGCAGCTGATACGGCAACACCAGAAGGTGATGCTGGTACTGAAGATCCATTCGCAGCTGATACGGGAGGAGATACTGACCCATTTGCTGATGGTGAAGAGGGTGTTGAGGTTGAAGATGAATTCGCTGATGAAGGGACTGTTGAGGTTGATGTTACAGATATTGTTGCTAAATCTGAAGAAACAAAAACATCTGTTGATGGTATAAACACTAAAATGGATGATTTATTGGGTAAACTATCAGATTTAGAATCACAAATAGGTGGTATGGATCAGGTAATAGGTAAAATAGATAATTTAGAAAAAGAAATTGAAAGAAGAAATCCCACACCAGTTGAAAAATTAGAAATGAGATCAATGGATTCGTTTCCATATAGTGTATCGTTAACTGATTTTTGGGATGATAGAGAAGGTTATGATGCAACCGAAGAAGAAACTGAATATACACTAACACAGAGTGATGTAGATAATTTTGATCAAAAGGAGATAAGAAATTCTTTTAATTCTGATAACAAAGAAGATGAGGGATAGTAATTATGAAAATATCTCTAACAGAGGAAATAGATAAAATCAAAAGACTTTATACCTTTCAGAAAGGTGATACTTTCTTATTGGAACAGGGACCAAAAGCTATGAAAGCTCTCGGTAGAACAAATTCAACAAACCCATTTAAATCTAAAAACGAACCAAAAAAAGAATTACCAGGACCAAATTATTATCAAATACAATCTTTTTTAGAAGAAAAGACGGGTATCGATACTGGTTCCCCTGGATTCGGTAATAAAACCGCAGAGGCTTTAGGTGTTTACTTATACGGGGATAGTAACACAATTAAAAATACAGAAGATTTATCAATAAACCTAACTAAATTAGGTTTTGACACTAAAGGAACTGATTTTGGGTCTGAATACGCAGATTCAGTTTCACAAATAATTAAATATGTAGAAGGGAATAGTACAAACATTCTTAAGTTATTAGAAAATAATGACACAAAAAATATAATTAAGGATATTATTAATGAATCAATCGAATCTAAATTACCTTATAGTGAACAATTTAAAATTGGAGATGTAGTTACAAAAAAACCACATAGCGATATACCCAATGAAGCTTGGAATAAATTAAAAAGAGTTGATGTTAGATATGAAATAGAGGGGATCGAAATAACAGATTTTAACTTAAAAGATAAAACTTTAAATGGTAATGTTACTGGTGAGGTTAGATTTTTTAATACTGATTTTAAAATAGTTGGTGTAACGGAATTAAGTTTTGAAATAGTTAATAATAAATATTTAGATATAAAAATTGAAAATTGTGATATCAGTACAAAATATAAATGGTGGGACTGGCTTGTTGATTTCGGATTTAATTTAGATAAAAATTCTGTAAAGTTCCAGTTTGGAATTAATTTATTCCCAGATATTGGGATTTTTGATATAGGTAAAGGGTACACTAAATACGGTCCTTACTATTATAATACACCCATAGAAAGTGAAATAAAAAAGGTTAAAATACCACGACTTGATATTTTCGAACATCAAGGAGAATTCAGGAAAGAAATATTAAAAAATATATAAATTAATTTATAATACTTATTGACTTTTTAATCTTTTATTACTATTATTGTCTAATAAACATTTAAAAATATTAAAAATGAGTAAAAAATTAGACGCAATTCTTTCACAGTATGAAAAAAATACTGAAAAACAAGGAAAGACAAAAATTTCTAACGAAGAGAGGCTTAAAAAGTACTTCACAGAAAAATTACAGAAAGGTGTAAAATCCGCAACCAAAACCTTTAGAATTTTACCTGGAAAGGGTGAAGATTCTCCATTTACGGAGGCTTATTTCCACGAAAAAGAATTAAATGGTACGTGGCCAAAAACATACTGCCCAAAACTTAACGATGGAGAACATTGTCCATTATGTGAAGCTAGAAGTGCATTATTGGAAGATGGGTCAGAAAAGGCTAAAGAATTGGCTAAAGGGTTAAACCCTCGTAAATGGTACGTTGTAAAAGGTATCGATAGAGATAATGAAGATGATGGTGTTAAGTTTTGGAGATTTAAACACAAGTGGACTGGAGATGGTGTAATGGATAAATTAATTCCTTTATTTAAATTAAAAGGTGATATCACTGACCCAAGAGAGGGAAGAGATGTTGTAATTGTTTGTGGTAGAAATGATAAAAACAACAATATCATTAATTCTATTATGTGTGATGATGTTACTTTATTAACTGACGACACAACAAAAGCCAATGAGTGGATTGGTAATGATGAAACATATAAAGATGTTTACGCTAAGAAAACATTGGAATATCTAGAAATCATTGCTACGAATAAAACACCTATTTGGGATTCAGAACAAAAAATCTATGTTGCTGAAGAAGACAAAGAAGAAGCTGAATCAGTTTCTTTAGAAAAAGAAATTTCATATATGTCAAGCACCGATGATTCTAACGAAGATGTAGTAGTTACGGATTTAGGTACTGATTCTAATGAAGACGAACTTCCATTTTAATTAAGTTATGGCTAAGAAACCTTTAAAGAAGAAAACGTCTGATTTTTCGTCTATAAGGAAAAAGTTTTCCTCATCTGAGAAGTATAAAGAACAAAAATACTTTGATCTGGGGGAGGCTTTCCAAAAGGCGACAGGATTACCTGGTCCAGCTATGGGACAAATCAATATGATGCTGGGTCATTCAGACACTGGAAAAACAACCGCATTAATACAAGCCGCGGTAGACGCACAGAAAAAAGGTATCCTTCCAATATTCATCATTACTGAACAAAAATTTAGTTTTGAACACGCCAAACAAATGGGGTTGAAAACTGACTATGTTGAGGAAGTGGATGAAACAACTGGTGAGATTACTGGTTATTGGGATGGGTTTCTATTATATAAATTAGGGTTTGATTATATTGAACAAGCCTTTGAATATGTAACAGAAGTTTTAGATGGACAAAAAAATGGAGAAATACCACACGATATATTATTTTGTTGGGACTCAATAGGTACTATACCTTGTAAAATGAGTTTTGATGGAAAAGGTGGTAATCAACATACCGCTAGAATTATATCTGAAAAATGGGGTATGGGAATGGCTCAGAGGATTACTTCTTCAAGAAAAGAATCTTCAACATATACCAATACAATGATTTTCGTTAATCAACCATGGGTGTTATTACCAGATAATTCATTTGGTCAACCAAAAATACAACCTAAAGGCGGTCAATCAATATACTTATCTTGTGCGTTAGTATTCTTATTTGGAAACCAAAAAGACGCAGGGATTTCAAAACTATCCGCCACTAATAAAGGTAGAAAAGTTAATTTCGCTATTAGAACTAAGGCTGGTATACATAAAAACCATATGAATGGATTAGGGTTTGCTGATTGTAGAATATTAGCCACTACACATGGATTTATTGAAGACGATAAAAAATGTATTGATGATTACAAATCTGAACATAAAGATTATTGGGCTGAGATATTTGAAAATGTTGGTGATGGTATATTAGATATCAAGATTGTAGATGATGAAACATATATTGAAGTACCCGTAGACTATTCTGACGACTGATTTATTAACCCGATAAGATATGATCAGTGAAACTACCTAACAAGAAAAAAACTTACTCACACACTTTATTAGTTGACGGTGACTCGTTATTAAAAACCGCCTATTTTGGAGCTAAAAATCTATATAATAAAGATGTCCATATAGGGGGTATTTTTCAATTCCTAACTATATTAAGAAAAGTAATTAAAGAATACCGTTTTGATAGGGTATATGTCTTCTGGGATGGAAGATTTAGTGGTAGACTAAGG